CTCTGCGACGCCCAGGCCGCCGGCGCCAAGTGGCTGAGTGAGGGCCGACACCGCCAGGCGTCGGATCCGCTCAAACAGCGCATCGGCAATTCGGTCTACGTCGCTCACTACCGGCAGGGGAGGGGAATCACGTTGCCGCGACGAACTTCAGGTCGCCTCTGAACGACGAGAATGTCGGGTAGCTAGTCACTTCGGACCAGAAAAGCCGCCCATCGCGGTGATACAGGCGACACAGGATGTTGCTGCTTCGGTGGATCGTTGCGACCTTGACGGCGGCACCGCTGGACAGGTCGTATTTCTCGATGACGTAGTTCCCGATGCCAACTGCTGGCCCCATGTTGCGGGCCGCGTAGACGATATTCACGTCGCCATCCTTGAAGCAGCACGATGCAAAGTAGTTCGACACGCTGGCGAAGAATGCTGGACCACTGCTGCAAATGGCGAGTTTTGTCGATAGGCCCGTCGCTGATGCGTAGGTGTAGCGGTAGTACGTGCCAGAAAGCGAATCGGGGAACTCCGATGCCAGCACGGTATTGCCATCCACCGAATAGTCATACATGCGGGTGCTGCCGCTTGTGACATCGACCAGCTTGTGGGACTCTGCCTGCGTGACTGGCAGGCCCGTATCGGTCAGCACATTCCCGAGCAATGCGCCGTTGTCATCGTTCACGGCTCCGGTGCTAAGCGTGATCCTGAAGCCGTAGATGTCGTGGTCAGACCCTGAATATGGGTGCTCGTACATCGCAATGCGCAGAATGCCACCAGACAGGCGGGCATTGAGGTACGGAATCTCCGTCAGATTGACTTCTGCCGACCACGTTGCTCCATAGTCGTCGGAATAGCAGATCACCCAATGCCCGGAGCCGCCATCAGCGACGCGATACAAGAGCCATGCCCGCGTGCCGTTCAGGAAGGCTTGCGCGTATGTCGCATTGCCGCTGGTGGCAAAGCTGGTTTCAGTACCCCAATCATCCGAATCAGATGACGCCGACAGCCGCATATACATGACCGATGCGATGCCGTGGCGCGAGTAGAGCGCGCGGATCTTTCCATCGGCCTGCTGAATGAATGCCGGGACATTGTGGTCGTCCACCTCTCGCGTTGCCAGCGTCGTGACGTTGACGGCATTCGTGGATCGGTTGATCTTCGAGCAATAGAACTGCCCGCCCTGCCCTGCGCTGCCGACAAACAGATTGTTCGTCGTCTGCTTGGTGATGTCATACACCCACTGGCCCTGCATCGCGCCAGCAGCGGCGACCGTGCCGAATGCAGGCGCTCCGCCTGCCACTGACATACGCATCAGCGCGTTCATGCAGGCACCAGACCAGCGGCTTGCGGAGCCACCAACTTCTTGCCGGTGGTCGAATACGTCGTGTAGTAGTGCGCGTTGAGAAGCGCGGTGCTGGACCCGGCCCAGGTGTATGCCACCGTCCACGTCGCGCCAGCGTCGTAGCTGTATTCTGCGGTAATGACGCCAGACACCCGGCGCAAACGAAGCCGCGTGTCTGCGCTCGCTGTGATCGTGATTCCTGTTGACACAGGAGCGCCGTTCGTCCCCGCGGACAACAGGCCCGCCAGACTGACCCGGATCGAAAAATCGCAGTTACCCTCCAGCAGCGACACGGAACTTGACGTATCGAAACCCAGCGTAAACGCCACATCGCCGCCAGTGGTGTACGTGCCGATCAATGCCCCGTTGGCGTTCGCCGGTAGGTATCGATCTATGACCATCTTCGCGCCGTTACTAGTGCCGCTGGCCGTGGCCGTGTAGACGCCGCCGCCCGAATCTGTCATGTACTCCAATGCAGTCGGCGTAACCGCTACAGCATACGTTTCGCTGTATGCAGCAGCATTGTTCGTGATCGAGTACCACGTCACGCCACTTGCCTGATAGAACGTGATCGAGTTGATCGCCCCTGCAACGTTGAGGTACGAGGCGCTCCCGTTCGTCGGGTACATCCCGGAGAAAGTCGGAGTGTTCACGCCGTCCGCAACAAGATCGACGGTGGCGCTGCCTCCGGTGACTGCACCGGACGCCACGGTGAACGCAATTGCGCCGGTCACGACATAGCTGCCCATATCGGTCTGCAACCCGGTGAGCGGCACGGCAGCGGAGAATGCGGCGCTCTTGGGGGTTACAACATTCCCACCCGCATCCACCGCGGATGCCGCGCCGGTGACCGGGTTGGTGGCAAGCCGCAGCGGCTCGCTCCCCAGCGGCGACAGCGCGCCGTCTGGATCTGTCGCGGCCTTTGCCTGGCCGACCAGGTAGGCACCGAACGCGGTGCTGACGGTGTAGGTGCTGCCGGCCGTCAGCAGACTGCCGGACTCCCCCATCGTGGTACGGGTCATCGTGACGCGCATGGTGCTCATGGTGTGGTGCCTTTCGGTTTGGGTTCAGAGTTCGCGGCGCCGGCCTGGCCGGCGGCGGGCGCTTGTTGCTGTTGCAGCTGCTGCTGCATGAGTTGTTGCTGCTGCTCGCTCTGCAGCTTGACGCCGGCCTTTTCGCGCATGGTCTGCGCGCGTGCGATTTCGGCGAGCAGGTCCTCGTAGTCGAGGCCCAGCTTTGCGGCGACTTGCTGCGGGCTTTTCAGACCGGCGTTGATGGCCTCGATGTCGGCCGCGATGTCGTTGCGCGGGTCGACCCACTCCCAGCGCCGGGCCTGCCAGGCGTGGGCGCGGAATTTCTCGATCTTGGACACTGGCAGCGCGCTGCCGCCCGTCATGGTGATGAGGCTGTTGGTCAAGCCTGCCTTGAGGAATTCGTCGAACACGCGCTCGAGCACGGTGTCGATAAACCACTGCTGGATCACCATCCATGCGTCGCGCTCCTCGAGCGTGCCGCTGCGGATGCTGGAGAACGACACACCCTCCAGGTCGTTGGCAAGCGCGTGGTAGGCCACGCCCAGGCCGCTGGCGGTGCCGCGCAGGTTGGCCTTGATGAAGTCGGCGAACATGGCCGATGGATAGTCGGGATTGAACGGGGTGAACCCGACGCCTTCGGGCAGACTTTGGAAACTGCCCGCGTCTGCATCCATGACCAGCGGCTGGTTGCCGTCGCCACTGCCATCGTCGACTACACCAGTGGATACGGGCTCGGCAGATCCGTCCGGCGTGGTGAAGAAACCCATCTTGGATGCGCCAACACGCGCCGCGATGATGGCGGCCTCCTCGTAACCGCCGCGGTTGTTCAGCCGCATCATGGCGGCATGGGCCCATGGCACGCCGCGCACCTGTTCCGGGTCGTCGACGATGAACGGGTGGATGATGTCCTCGGCCAGCACGCGCTCATGGGTGGACAGGTTCTGGCCCGGCGCCTGGTTGTACGTGTCTCCCGGGTTGCGGGTGCGCAGGTGGTAGGCGATGGGCCGGCCGAACTGGGAGAGCTCCACACCCATGCGTATCTCGCTCATGCCGGTGGACGCTGGCCGGTTGAGGTTGGTGTCCAGGCGGTTGATGTCGAGCAGGCGCAAGGCCAGACCGAACGGGTTGCCGGCATGGTTGCCGCGCACGAACTGCACCAGCGTCTCTCCGTCGCGCGCTACAGACTTGATGGCGGTCTGGCACATGGCAACGAACGTCTGCCGTCCGGCCACATCGCAGACCTTGCAAAAGCGCATCCATCCCGCCTCGACGGCTTGGTTGGCCAAGTCGTCCGGCTTGTCGGGCGCCGTGTAGATGCGGGCCTGCAGCCGAAAGCCCACAGGGCCGACGACGTTGGTTGACACCAGCGAGAGCCACTTCTTGACGTATTCGTCATTCTGGGCCAGGTTGCGCGAGCGGGCGCGCAGTGAATCGAGCGAGCGGAAGATGTCCGAATTCGCCGAGCTGGTGATGGTGCTCCAGCCTTGCGTCAGGGTGTTGACGGTGGCCGCTGCGTAGTTGCGCCGGATCGGCACGCGCTGCTCGAGCAGGCGCACCGGAGAGAGCCCGGCACGTTGATGGGCTCCGGGCTTGGCGACTTCCTGCTGGTGCATGAACTTGGCGAGCACCCGGCTGCTTTTGCGCGGCGCCTGCTCCAGGTCGTGCCAGGTGGTAGCGGCTGGGGTATTCATCGGGCGTTAGGCACCGCGTAGTTGAGGAAGTCGCGCAACCGTCGCGCAACATCCATGTGCATTTCTTCTACCGTCTGTTCTCCGTCGCACCCTCGTACATCTGCGTTCTTGAATGTGATGCGAAATTGCTTGTCGCCGAATACCTCAACCTCAAGCCATTCGTCTCCGTGGTCGCCGAGTTCGATCTTTACCGTTTTCACGTCCCACGGCATATCGTTCTCGTCGTATTTTTCTGGTGCTTTCATTTGGCCTCCATGCCTAACATTTGCGTCAACGCGGACGCTCCGCTTCGCTACGCGCCGGTTACGCCAGCGTTGAACCTCACGCGCAGCAGGTTGCGGGGGGACATGCCGGCGCGGATGGCCTCGGCGTTGTCTTCACGCGCCACCTCGGCCTGCAGCCGGGAGCGCCAGGCCATGAACTCGCTGGGGCTTTGAAAGCTCTGCGCCCGGCCGTTGATGCTGTAGCTTTGCATGAATGCCTTGTGCCCGTAGGTTTCCAGCGCAGCGTTGGCGGCCTCGAGGGCCTTGCGGGCGCTGGATCGGTTGTCGAGGATGGCAACGACGGCGGGATCCGGCAGGATCTGGGTGTTACCGGTCTGCAGGGTCTTGCGCTGCCCGGTCTTGAGGGCGTAGCAGGCCCAGCTGTAGCTGCCGGCCGCCCAGGCTGCGGTAGTTGCCGGCACCACGTCGATACGGTGGTCGGCGCCTTCGGCTGTGCTGCTGATGCTGATGACCGATGGGCCAGCGGTGCGCGGGATGAGTTTGTATACCAGCGACCAGCCATCACTGGCCGGGTACTCGCCGCCAGGCGTCAGGAAGTTCAGCGAGTCGCCGGCGGTGATGGTGTTGATCATGTGGCAGGGGTTCCAATACAGACCCGGTGTCGGGCCGATCTGGGCGCTGCCAATATCGCCTGGATGCGGGTTTTAAATCAGGGGGAAAAATGAGACAGCCGGACAGATCATCGCCGTCCGAGCACCCTGTATCCCTGGGCTCTGCTAACGCCCGCGTCGCTGAAAACACTGCTCAGTGGCTTGGCCGCGCGTAGTGCCTCGCCGATCTTGACTGTGTTGCGCATGGTGGGGCGCTTGCCGACGTATGGCTCGGTGCCGCCCCACGCCTGGCGGCTTTGAATTTCAAGAGTTTGCAGTGTCGACTTTGGAAGGTCGGGCGCGAGTTGCGCCAGGCGCTGCAAGAAGTCATCGACGATGTCTGCCATGTGTGCACTCTCTACCAACGTTTGACCCAGCCCAGCCGGCTGTTGCGGCCCGCTGCCGGCGGCCGGTTGCTGGAGGCCTGCGGCTTCTTCTGCAGGTTCACAACTGGCGCATGGTCAGCGGGCTGACTACTGGGAACGTCGGGGGAGTTGTGCGGCAATTCATTGTTCTGCGATGCCGCGACGACTGACATTGTCGCAGATTGGTTGTCAAGAGGCAATGGGGAGTTGAACAGGTCCGGCGCCCGCGGTGCGATACGGTCCTCACGCCGGGCCCAACTCGGCTCGCGGTATTGCTGGATTCCTAGGTAACAGGCGACGGCGTAGGCATAGACCATGCCGTCTCCGCCTTCCTCGCGCTTGCCTGCCGGCGTGATCCAGCGCATGACGTGCTTGCCCTGGACGACCGCAGGCAGCAGGCGGCAGGCGGTCATCTGCTCGAACTCGTCGGTGTCGCTCAGTTCCTTGGGTACGTGCACATAGCCATGGCCGGCGCTGGTCAGGCGCATGCGCCCGTACAGCAAGTGCTTGGCGGTGTCGGTGCCGACCGGCCAGAGCTTGAGGCTGCGCGGCAGGGTCTTGCCGCGGTAGCTCACGTCGATGGTACTCGGACGGCCCAGCACCGGCTTGCCGTACTGGCTGGCGCCCTTGAGTGCCAGCACATGGCTGCGGGCGTGATGCCGGCAGTAGTGGTAGACCGCGTGGGTGTTGTGGCCGCCAGTGTCGATGCCGGTCGCCTCGATCAGCACCTGGGCGCCGCTCGCGTGCACGATCGGCGTGCGGCGTATCTCGGTCAGTCGGTTCCATGGCGAGCCGTCGGTGCCTTCTTCCAGGTTGGGGTCGCCGTAGATGATGTGGCGGTCGACCAGCCATGATTCCTCGCCGCGGCCAAAGGCCCACACCCGGGCCTCGAGGCGATCGGGCTGGGTGTCGACGCCCATGGTGACCATGAGCGCGCCGCGCGGGATCTTGCCCAGCGGGTAGTCTTCGGCGCGGCTGCGCAGGCTGTCGGCATCGGCTCCGCTGCCTTTCTCCTCCCAGGTCTCGGCCAGGCTGGAGTTGATGAACTCCTTGAGGGGGGCGCTGTCGCCGGCCTTGCGCTTGAGCTGGGCCTGGTCCCACTTTTCGACTAGGCTGGCCCAGCTGCGCCAGCCCAGCGGGCTGTATAGCTTGTTCAGGTGGAACCCGGCACGCTTGCCACGGCCGGCGCCGGGCGCCTGCGGGATCCAGATGCCATCGGCGAGCATGGCGGTCTTGTGGTGCTCCTCGATGGCAGCGGCGCAGTGTCGGCAGATGTAGACGGCAGTCTCGGGCATGGCGGCGCCGGTGGCGGTGCGCTGCCACTGCAGGCCGTAGCCGTTGTCCCCGCCATCGTCGCGCTTGCCCCAGACCAGGACCTGGCGCTCGCCGCAGTGGGGGCACGGTACATGGTACTGGCGGCGGTCACTGGCGAGGTATTCGGCCTCGATCGTGCTGGCGCCCTTGATGGTTGGCGTGCTGGCGATGATCAGCTTGCGGCGGTTGAAGTTGGACATGCGCTCCTCGAGGAGCGCCAGCGGCGGGCCCTGGTTGTCGACATCGGCCGGCCATTTGTCGACCTCGTCGGCCACGGCCATGCCGATCGGCTTGGATGCCAGGGAGCTGGCCGAGTTGGCGCCGCCGAAGAACACCGCGAACCCGCCCTGAATGGAGCGCGCCCGCCAGCTGCTGGACTCGTCGCGGCTGCGGTGCGTGGCCACCAGGCCGAGCATGGCCGGCGTTTGCTGGATGGTTGGCAGGAAGCGCTGGCCACTGTGGTCCTGGGCGTCCTGCAGCGTCGGCTGGACCATCATCAGGTCTTGCGGCTCGGTGTGGATCCGCTGCATGACGCTGTTGTAAAGCACCTCGGTCTTGCCGAGCTGCGTGGCGAACTGCAAGACCACGCGCTCGAACGGGCTGAAACTGGACGCGCACTGCATCGGCTCGACCAGGTACGGCGTGCGCTCGTTCCTCCAGCGGCCACGCTCCGAGCCCTTGGCGATGTGGCGGTACCGGGCGGCCCACTCGGCAACGTCGACGCGCGGGGGCGGCGCCAGGAACTTGGACTTAACCCGGGCCAGCAGCTCGATCGCGCGGGCTTCGTCGTCGGGCAGGTCGCGGGCGCTCATGGTGCGGCGGCCTCGGTGGCTTTTCCGGCGGGCGGCGTGGATCCGGCCAGCAGCTGCAGCGCGGCATTGTGCTCGGCCTCCAGCAGCTGCTCGACCTTGAACACGTCGGCCTCATTTGCCAGCAGCGGCGCCAGGCGGGCACGGATCTGCAGGAGGTGTTCGCGCATGCTCGCGCAGGAGTTCGACCAGACGGCCTCGACGGCCTTGAGCTGGATCAGGTTGCCGCGCTGCTCGGCCAGCTTCAGCTCGGCCAGCTCGGCCTCAGCGGCTTCGCGGCGGGCGCGCGATACAGCGGACCAGCGCGAAAATCACAGCGCTGCATTGTGACTGGAGCGAGTACGCGACGACAGGGCTCTCAATCGACAGCAGCGCAACTGTCGCCCCGATGATCGCAAACTGCATATTTGCTAACTCGGACCAAAACCCGATCGTGGATAGTAGCGCAAGCGTCACGCTGGATTCGAGCAACTGCTACGGCAATGTTTTCGTTTTACCCGCGCCTGTCGGCACGCCGGACCCGATCCTA